CTTGAACTTGTTCCCCCCCGTCACCCCCATGATCACGTGCAGCATCTGCTCGATGGGGTCAAGCCCCTTCTCCGTGGCCCGCTTCAGCTCCCGCTCCACGTCCACCCCGAACTTGGCGAAGTTTTTGACCGTCTCCCTGCTGGTGATCTTCTGGAGGAAATTCTGGAGGTTGGTGGCCGCCTCTTCCGGCGTTCCGGCACCCTTCATGGCGATCTGGAGCGCCGCCCCCAGCGACGCCACCGCCGGCACCCCCTTCATTTGGAGCGACTGGGCGCCGGCCGTCAGCATCGGGAAGTAGCGGGCCATGTTGTTCAGCTCGAAGCGCCCCTCCTTGCCCGACGCAGTCAGAGTGTCGATGGCCTGCATCAGCTTTGTTTCCGGCACCTGGAGGTTGTCGTATACGGAGAAGAGGGTTTTGGCGAGGTCGTCGACGGTGGCCTGGGTGGCCGTGGCGGCCTTGCCGATGGTGGGCATGAAACGGGTGGCGATGCGCGGATCGAGCCCCGCCGCCACCAGCGTATTGGCCCCCTGGATCAGTTCCGCCAGGGTCTGGTTGGTCTCCTTCGAGGCGGCCAGGAGATCCCGGCCCATGGCGGAAAGCTGCTGGTTGGTCAACCCCCCCACGTTCCCCAATGCCCGCAGGGCGTGCTCCGCCCGGGCGGCATCGGCCGGCACGGAGCCGAGCCCCATGAGACCCCCCGCGGCGAGCCCCGCCACCGCCAGGCCCCGACCCACGTGGCGGACCGCCTCCATCTGCCGTGCCAGCCCGCCGAAACGCTCCGCGAGCCCCGCCGCCCCCTGGCCGTTTCTGCGCAGCGCCTCGTCGACCTTCCCCAGGGGGGCCGATACCTTGTCGATCAGCGACATCACCAGCGCTATTTTCAGCAGGCTCGACATCTGCTATACTCTCCCCATGGAAACGGTCGTTGCGGTCCTATTCATTGCCCTGGCGGGCGCGGTTGCCCTGCTGGTCATCCTGTGGCTCCTGGCCACTGCCCTGACGGGGCTCGGCACCGCCTTTGAAATCCTGGTGGCCCTGCTTACCGGCAAGCCCCTGGATGAACACCTGAAACGCTAGGGGCCGGTCGCAGCCTTCTCCAGCCGCCGGTTCAGCTCCTCCAGGTAGCCATTCACCCTCACCACCCAGTAATCCAGCTCATCCAGCGTCATGGCCATTACCCGGGCGTCACGGAACCGTCCTTCCCGGACGAGGTAGACAACTCGCTCGGCAACGCCGTCACATCCGCAATATCCAGCTCTGCGGCAATACTCAAAAAATCGGTGCTTGACAGCCTCCGCACATCCTCGATCGGTACCCGCACCCCGTCGAAGGTGGCTGTCTGGCTCATCAGCGCCGCCAGGAACTCGAACCCCTGGGTCTTGCCGCTGATCCGCTCCGCCACGATCATATCCTCCACCAGCGGCTCACGCACCGTCACGTCGTTGGGTCTGAACACTGCCGCCCCGGCGGCACTCCTGCTGATCTTCATGGTCTCTCCCTTTGTGTTTGATCGCTGCGCTACGTTTGATCGCTGCGCTACGTTTGATCGCTGCGCTACGTTTGATCGCTTCGCTACGTTCGATCGCTTCGCTACGTTCGATCGCTTCGCTACGTTCGTTTTTTTCGTTTCGAACGTTTCGAACGCGCGAAGCGTAACGAACGCGCGAAGCGCAGCGAACGCGGCGTTAGCCGCAACGAACGCCTACGCCCCGATGTTGCGCCGGTAGTTGGCCAGGATATCCACCCCGTCCACCTTGTAGATGTTCTCCAGCACGTCGATCTCCAGCTTCTCCTTGCCGTCGATCACGAGCTTCACGTAGGTGACGTTCATCACCGTCTCCAGCTCCACGTTGTCGTGCTGCTTGAAGGCCCCGAGAGGGAACTCCTTGAAGCGCCCGGCCAGGTGCACCACCACCGGCCGCTCCGCAGCGAGCCCCTCGGCGTTGTGGGTCTCCAGCGATGCCCGGGCCTGGAGCCGCACCGCCTTGAAGGGGTTCGCCGCCTTGGTGAAGACCTCCTCATAGAACGAATTCCACTTGATCTTCGTCTCCATCTTGTCGATGCCGGCAAAGAACTCGGCGGCCCCCACCATCCCCAGGGCCTTGTGGTCGGCGGTCTTGTGCATCACTTTGGGCAACGTGAGCTCCTCGGCCCGGCCCAGGAAGCTGGCCCCGTCCAGGTAGACGTTGGCGTTGGTCACGCGGTTGATCTCGATCTTGGCCATCTGTCATCTCCTTTACCGACCGGTGCCGAGATTCTTCAGCAGGTCGATGTTGATGTAGCTCTCAAAGGTGATCCGTTCCGCCGGCGTGGGGGGCATGAACTCGAGGTCGAAGGTCAGGTGCCCCGCGGCGATCTCCGTGACCGGGTTCTTGGCCGGGTCGTAGAAACAGCGGCCGTCAATGAGCGCCCCCCGGCCGATGAGGGTCCGGATGAAGCTGTTCACGCTCTCGGCAATGGCGTCGATGAGCGCATCGTTGATGGGATAGTCCAGGAACTGGAGCATCGCGTACTCCACCGACTCGTGGATCACGTCCGCGGTGCGCTGCACGCAGATGAAGTTGGTGGGCTCCGTGCTGGAGGGAAAGGCCGCCGAGCGGTTGCCCCAGGTGCGGTAGCCGGTGCCGAAGCTGTTGAACACCGTCACGAGCCCCACCTCGTTCAGCAGGTTCACCTCGCTGGTGGGGTCGTTCACCATGGCGGTCAGCTGCCGCTCCACGCCGGTAATCCCCTTGATCTCGGTGTTGGAGGGGCTCCACCAGTAGCCGTTGGCCGCGTCCTTCGCCGCCAGAGCCCCGGCCAGGTACTGGCTGTAGGGGACCGTCTCCTCGGTGTCGGTGGCGCTGTTGTAGCGCTTGACATACGGGTAGCAGAACACCGTGCGCTTCGAGCTGCTGTTGTAGGTGCCTCCGGCGCCACGGCCGGTGATGGCGGCCTGCACCGTGGTGCCGCCGGCCACGTCGGCAATGCTGATGGCCCGGACCTTACCGGCGATGGCGTCCATCTCCGCAAAGACACTGGCGGCGCTGGAGACGCCCGGGGCGATCAGGATCTTCGGGAAGAAGCCGAACAGGGCATAGCAGTCGAGCAGCGCCTTCAGCCCCGAGCGGTTGCCGCCGGCGTCGGTGGTGCCGATGATGTCGGCGGCCAGGGCCTTGGAAGGGTCGAGCCACGAGTAGGAGATCTTCAGACTCTGGCCCGCCGCGATGCCGCCGGTGGTGAGCCGGCGGATGGTGCCGCTGCCTGCGTCCACGGTGTAGTCGGTACCCGCCACATAGGTGGGGGTGCCGCTCGTGTGCTTCACCACCACGCTGGATACCTGCGGGTGGGTCAGGGTGACCAGGTCGTCGCTCCCCACCGTCCGGGCCTCGTCCGTCACCGCCGTCACATGGGTGCCCGGGTTGAGCACGTTCACCACCACGCAGATGGGGCCGTTGCCTTGGGTAAAGATGGCATTCAGGGCCGCCGGGATGGTGAACCCGGGGCGGTCGCTCCCGAAGTACTTGGCCGCGTCCCGGTCGTTGAGGACCAGCCGCGGGGTATTGAGGGTGCGGTCGGCCGTGGCCACGTCCAGCATCGGGGCGGTTCCCACGATGCCGATGACGGCGGTCTTCACTCCCCGGATGGGGCGTGGCCCCCGGGAAAGCTCGATGGTTTCGACTCCGTGCAGAAAATTGGCGGGCATATCATGCTCCTTTGCTTCGTTTGATCGTGATCGGCGTGAGCCGGTTCTGGGCCACAAGACCCGCTATGTACGGATCATGGGGGGGGAGCTCGCAGCGGCTGCCCGGGACGAGCAGCACCTCGCGGCCGTCGGCCAGGGTCGCCCCGGTCAGGGGGCCGGTATAGATGTAGGGTCTATCCTTCACGGGGCACCTCCATGGTCTGCCCCAGGTTGTCGGGGGCGGTGATCCGTTTCAGGAGCGGTTCCAGGGACGACTCGTCCGCTTCCAGGGCCGGGGCCTCGGTGGCGAAGAGGATGCCGTACTGCCAGGTGTGGTTCCTGCGGCCGATGTAGGCGTCGGACACCGGCCGCAGCCGCCGCGTGCAGCCGGGGGGCCGGTACCCCGTGAGCGCCAGCCGCACCCCCTCCAGGTAGTGGTACACCCCCCCCGCCTCGCCGGCCGCCGAGAGATTTGCCATCACCACGTCGATGTCGAAGAGGATCGTCCGCTCCTGGACCACCCGCCCCGCGTCTTGCGGCTCCCCGTACCTGGACCCCTCGTAGCGGACCAGGATCGCCCCCAGATGGTGCTGGAGCCGGTAGCTTTCCGGCTCGTCCGGGTAGCTCTCCACGAGGATCTCCGGGAGCTTCTCCCGGAGGCGGGCGACGACGGCCTGCTCGATGGTGGTGATGATCTCGGCCATCTAGTACCGGTCCAGGAGATCGCGGCCGAAGATGCGGTCGGCGGCGCTCTTGTTGGTGCGCCCCCCGGCGCCGCCGGTCATCTCGGCCCCCGGTGTGGCGGTCAAAAGCGGCGCTTCGGGGAGCGTTACATCCCCCCGCTGCAACCCCTTGAGGAGCGACAGGGCGCCATCGTGGCCGGTCTGCACGCTCCTGGGGGGGTCCACCGCCGGCCGGCGGGCATGGAGGTTGTACACCGCCAGGTCCGTGGCGATTTTCCGCACCAGGGCCGGCGGCGGATCGAGGGGGAGCCGGTAGCGCCCCGCCAGGTAGCCGTCGATGACCGTTTCCGCCTCCTCGATGGCACGGTCCACGGTCACCTGGTCGATGATGGCCGCCGCCGGTGGCGCCCCGTCGTTGGAGAGGAGCACCACGGTCTTCTCGCCGATCCGCCCGATGATGTCGTCCACGGTGCAGTAGGGCATCTATTCGGCCCTGCCCTTCTTCGCGGGCCGTTCGGGGCACGGCTCCACGGCCCCCGCTGCCGCCAGCGGCCCGGCCTGCTCCTCGGAGAGCTCCAGGGTGGAGCCGGGCTCATGGCGGGTCTGATCGTGCTCCAGGGGGGTGATAACGGTGTATTTCGGCATTGCGCTGCTCCTTTACGCCACGGCGTTCTTGAACAGATACCCCAGATCGCTGGCGCACATGACCTCCGCCACCGAATCGGCCACCTTCACCATCTGGGCGCCCCGGGCCCCCACCGAATTGTCCCACCACTGGTAGGCCTGCTTGCCGCCGAAGGATGCCGTGAACCCGGCGGTGGTGCCGATGTTGGCCGCGGCCCGGTCGCGGTACAGGAGCACACAGTCCTTGCCCCAGGCCCGGGAGAGGGTCGCCGCCTGCCCCTTTTTCGCGGTATTGACGAAGGCCTCCCCCACATACACCGCCTCGAAGCCCAGGAGCTCGGCCAGCTGATCGGCCATGACCGCCCCGGCGGTGGCGGCGTTGCCGAACACCGCCCCCACGATCTTCGGGTGCTGGCGCAGCTTGGTGAAGGCCTGGGCGCCGATCACCATGACGTTGGGGCGCAGGACGCACGCATCGGCCGCCGTGAGGACCGCATCCAGGGGGTTGGAGTTGGCGTAGTCGCTCCACTGGCTGGTGCCGGACAGGGTCGTCTGGTTGCCGGCGGCCCAGTTGGCGGTGCTGGTGAGCAGCGACGCCACCCGCGCCTCCCGTTGCAGATCCAGCAGGCTCGCAATGTACTCCGTGGCGATGGCCAGGGGATCGTAATTGGGGGGGGCGTTGTCGATGTCGGCCTGGGGCACCGCGTCCATGAGGGCATAGTCCACACAGACCCCGGGGGTTTCGGTGGCGCCGATCTCCACCACGTTGGGCTGGCTCTTGCGCCCCACCTTGGTGTCGGGGATGAGGAGCTGGTCGGCCGCCGCGAACTTCATGTACTTGAATTCCGCCTTCCCCACCGGTACCCGGGGGAGAACCTCGTCGGCGATGAGCCGGCGGTTGCGATAGCTGATGGCAATGGCGGTCAGCTCGGGGCTGACGGGAAATGGTGCTGTAGGCATATGTATTCTCCTTTAGATGTTTGGTGGGCTGCGCTACGTTCGATCGCTTCGCTCGTTCGATCGCGTTGCTCGTTCGATCGCTTCGCTCGTTCGATCGCTTCGCTCGTTCGTTGTTACGATTCGAACGTTTCGAACGCGGCGTCAGCCGCAACGGACGTTATCCCTGCATCGATCCGGGGCTGAGGAGGACGCTGCCGATATCGCCCGTCACCCCGCTCGCCATGGCCACCCCGATGATCCGGTTGTTGCTGCCGGCCGCCGGGGCCGCCTCCACCGCCCGGCCGTTGGCGTCCGCGGTCAGGAGCGCGCCGCGGGTGACGGTCCCCCCGTACTCCACATCGGCCGCCCCCTGCATGATGACATCCACCCGGCGGCCGCTCTCGCCTCCCAGGGGATCGGCTACGCCGATCAGGATATCGGTGGCCGCCGCCGCCTGCACCACACTGTCGTCGTCGGCGCCGAACTTCACGATCCGGTACTTCGTCACTGCCGCCCCTGCCAGAAACGATTTGGTCAATGTCGGGTTATTCATCGATTCCTCCCTGTGAGAGGCGGCCCACCGCCTCGGCGTAGGTTACGTGCACCCCCTTGGCGTGCATCTGATCCACATATTCCCGGGCCTTGCGGGCCAGGGTCTGGGGTGTGGCGTCCCGCGCCACCCCAGCCTTCTCCTTCGTGGCCGTCTCCTGGAAGCTCACCACCTCGGGCAGGGCCTTGAGGCTCTCCTGGTAGATCGCCAGCGGGCTCTTCTTCACGGTGGCGCCATTCTCCTGGTACTCCACCGGGGCCTGGTCGGCCAGGGCGTGCAGGTGGGCGATGACCGCCGGGCGCATGGCCGGCGCGATGCGGGTGGCCAGGCTGTCGCAGAAGGCGTTGAACTCCGCTTCCCGGGCCTCGCGGGCCGCCTGGGCGGCAGCGTCCTTGAGCTGCCGGTTCTCCGCTTCCAGTGCCGTGACCCGCTCGGTGAACTCCGCGATGCGGGCCGTGGCCTGGTCGAGCTCCGCCTGGAGCTCCTCGGGCTTCTTCATGGTGTAGTCCTCCTCTGTGAATGACGGGGTTGCTGGTGCCGACTCCATTGACTCGGCCGGTTCGGGCTCTTTGATCAGATCCTCGATCTCCCAGTCCGCTATGACCCGGTCGGCCTCCTCGGCTCCGGCGACGCCGACGAGATACTCGCGCAGCCTGCGCAGGACGCGGCCCACGGTGGAAAAGCGCCCATCGCTGAATTCGATGGTGATGGCCTGGTCGTCGGCGCGGAAGGCGATATCGGCCAACCCCTTGACGGCCGGGGGCATGGCGCCGAGAAAACCCACGTGGCGCAGCGTCAGATCGGGATAGAGGGAGATGGAGCGCTTCTTCCACCGCCCCGCCTTCACCCCTTCCTCGAACTCGGGCATGACCTGGCGGAACTTGGCCAGCAAGAGCTTCCCCTCGCGCTTCAGGGCCTCGACCCAGCCGAAGGCCGGGGCGTTGTCCGTGGGGTGCCCCACCGTGACGGGGGCCTCGTGGACGGCGGGGTTGTACCTGGCCACGATGGTGTCGAGGTCCTGCTCGGTCCAGTCGCGGGTATTGCCGGCGCTGTCGGTCTGCCGACCGGCCCGGAATACTTCGATCCATTGTCCGTTCATGGTGCCTCCTCTCACTGGAGGCCACCATAGCGGAACCCGGAACGTATTGATACTAAAGGGATTTAAGTATTTCGGAGGTTAAACGTGGCGGAGATTCCTGACCTGATAGACGAATTCGGCCGCCGCCACATCGGCGACGATGATGGTGACGAGCCGCACCTCGCGGCGCTTGGCGGGGTCGAGGATCCGATTGTCCTCGGCGGTGATGGGGAGAGGGTGCGGGATCGAGGCCCAGGCCACGGCGGTGGGGGGGCGCACCGGGGCGCCGGTCTCGGCGTCGTCGATGCGGTACACAAAGGTGGCGGGGAGCTCCACCAGCGGATAGAGCGATCCGTCGTCCCGACGGGGGGTGAGGGTCAGCGTTGCCCTTGTGCGTTCATTGATTTCGGGGATCATGGGTAGCCTCGCTCATTGAGGGTGACGTCGATCCGGGAGCTCGTGAAGCTGAAACCGACGGACGGGGCCGTGAGCGTGGCGGTGATGGTGCAGCGGGGCACCGCCTCGTTTGCCCCCGGGGCCAGCACTCCCCGGGCCGTAACGGTGAACGGCGCCACCTGCCAGACGGCACCGCCGGCAATGGCCAGGGTTCCGTTGGCCGTGACGGTGAGCGGCTCCAGGGGCAGTGTGAGTCCGCCGGTGATGGGGGGGGTGCCCACCACGCCGCTGTACAGGGCCACGAACGGGGCCAGGATCTGGCTGGAGGCGGCGGCGATGGCGAGGGCTGCACCACGCTGCCCGGCCACAGGGCCGAGGGGGGCGGAGGCGGCACCGGTCACCGCCAGCTGCCCGGCCCCCGTGGCGGCAAGCGGCGCCATTGCCGCGACCGACTGCCCCGAAAGGCCCAAGGACCCGCCGGCCGCCGACATCAGCTCCCCCAGCGGCGCCTGCATCGAGGCGGTAATGGAGGGCAGGCACCCCACCACACCGGCGGCAGTGACAAGCAGCGGATCGAGGGTACCGGACGCCTGGCCCGACAGCGGCAGGACTCCCGTGGCCGACAGGATGGAGTCCGCCATTGGTGTGGCGTTGAGCACAGTCAGAGTCAATGCGCCCGCGTGGAGCGACATTGTCGGGTCGAGGGCCTGATTCGCCGTGCCGGCCAGGGCGAGGGTACCGGCGATGGAGCCAACGAGCGGGTCGAGGATGACGATGCTGTAGCCGGTGATGGGGGCGGGGCCGCCGCCAACGGTCTGGCCCAGGAGATCGTCCAGCCGCCCCCCCGTCCCGGACATTATTATCCCGATACGGCCAGCATCTGTTATTGCTGCATCAGTAATGGGGCCAACTCGCAGCACCCCCCCCACATATCCATTCAGGGTGCTGCCTACAACCGACAACTTGCAGGTCCGAGATTCACCAGACACCAACGAATCACTGTATAGGCTGCCCAATTGGGTCCACGTCCCGGCGATGACTTTGAATAGCCTGAAGCCCAAATATTCGTCGAGGCGCCAGCAGTAGAACGTGTTCTCCGTGGTGGATATGCGCGCACAGCCGCCTTGGTAAAATGACGTGCCGCCGTATTCCTTTGCAGCGAGGAACTCAACAGTCTGGTCGGCGGAATCAGGAACAGCCGTGGCAAACATCAGAGAGGGGATCGAATCCCGCACAGCTCGATTGTTTGTGATCGTAATCTGTTTCGAGTAGCTAGGGTGGAGCGCAAACCCGCCGCCCGTCTCTGGGGTGTAACTCCCCAGATCCGTACCGTCTGCCGCCGTAAATGATGCCTGAACCACCGTTGCCATGGGTTATTCGTTCACGTCAAAGCTGTTTTCGTCAAATGCCGGGTTATTGATCCGCCCAATACCACGGATGACTTCCCTGTAGCCGTCGGTGGTCTGGATAAACGACGTATCCACACCCAGAGCTTTCAGCTTATTGACCATCCCGTTCTTTGTGGCCGTGTGGATGGACGACACCTTCATGTCCAGCGACACGTCCGGGAGCGGGTGCATTTTCGGGTCATTGATAATTCTGGCGTGGTCCCGCGATTTCACGAGCACCAACGCGAATTTATGCAGCGGTAATCCCGTAATAGGGTCAGATGCGATTTCACCACCCTCGAAAAGCAGGTCGGGGTAGGCCGACGCACGGCACCGGTATCCCGTGGCTCCCGGCACGACCTCAAACTCTTCTATTTCTGCCAGATAATATCGTTTCATGTATCCTCCTCGATGTGATCCTCATCCCATTCCGCCAGCACCCGGCGTACACATCCACCGGCGCCACGCACCCACCCCGGATGCAGTACGGGCACTGCGCATACCCGCACGGCTGAACCCGGCGGCGGATGGTAGCGCGGTCCATGCTACCCGTGGGGTGCCGTGATGGTCCAGTCGGTCACGGTCCCGGTCTGGTTCTGGGCAATGGATACGTTGTCCAGCGTCATGTCGCCGCCGCCGCCGGTGACGGTGACAGTCCCCTGATCGTGGCAGGTGGTGCCCGTCGAGTCCTTCAGCCGGTAGTGGCCGATGGCTGTGCCACTACCGGCGGCGGCAAGCCCGGTGAAGGTCCAGGTGCCCAGCTTGGTCTTGGTGCCGCTGGAGGCGGCTGCGAGCCAGTCGGTCGGCACAGGGCATTCGGCCAGCAGCGTGCCGCTGTCGGCGGCGGCGCAGTCGGCCGGGGGGGCTCCGGTACGTAGTTGCAGCTTGGGGCTGGCGCCGATGGTGGTCTCGTAAGCCTCGACCATTGCATTTCGGACTGCTACTGATAGTTTTCGTGCCATGGTGTGCTCCTTTTTCGGTGGTGGCGGTCCCGGCCGGAAACCGGAACCGTGTTTAAACCCTATTTAAATTTCCGCACAATCGATTTTTGCAACCGACCCCATAGATTGGTCCCACCCGGCGGCCGCGACCTCTCTCAGGGCATTTTACGGCGTCAGGTAATCCCCGATGATCGCCAGGACCTCCACCTCGTCGTCGCGGCTCATCCCCAGGTAGGGCCGGGCGGGGATTCTGGCCCGGTGCTCCGGGGCGCTCCCCAGCTGGTGGACGGCGGCATACTTCATGGGGCTCCCCACGCAGAGGATGCTCCCCTCCACCTCGGGATAGATGCTGTCGCGCAGGGCTCCGGTATCGGTGAGGATCTTCTTGCGCTCCAGGTATTCGCGAAACCCCTTCAGCTGCTCCCCCCGGGTGCCGTGGGTGGGGCGGTACCTGTCGCGGGAGCGGTAGCGGCCGGGGCGGCTGTAGGTCAGCAGGCGCCACCTGTTCCCCTCGGGGTCCTCTTCCTTGTCGAAGCGCTCCTCGGTGGAGCGGACCAGCCGCTCGCCGATGGCCTTGAGCACCGGGGCGGGGTTGCGGGCCTTCTCCCCCATGAGCCGCAGGGCGTCGGTTACTGCCTTGTTGTCGATGGTGACGGTGACGATGTCGGCCATTTGTCTTTTTCGTCCCAGTGTGGTATTTTCTATTGAAAGGATTCGCATCCGGTTGATCGGCAACAGCCTGCCGACGCCTTCGGGGCAACCCGATGATGAGCGCTAGTGGGGATGGCGTCCCACAACCGGATCAGCGGATCCTTTCGTATTTGGACCTGATCTCTCGGGCCGCCTTTTCGTCAGACGTCTCGAACAGGGTCAGGAAGAAGTTTTCGTCCTTGTCCCCGGTCGTCTTTACGGCGGCGCGATACAGTTTCCCGTCCAGCTTCAGGTAGACCAGCCGCAGATCGGCCTGCCGGTACACTTCTCCCTCGGACAGCACCCGCTGAATCTTGCGGTAATCATCCAGGCCGATATCCGGGTGCCTGGCCAGGTGGTCCTGGAGGGATTTTTCGGAAAACCATACCGTCTGACTCCGTGCCCCAAGGATGGACTGCTCCGCCGGCGACAGCACCGCCACCGGAAACTCCCCGCCCATCTTCCCCTCGACAAACATCTCGAACGCCGGCCCCCGCAGATACTCATCCATCCACGCGCGGGCGATGTCGTTGGGCAGAGACTCGAACTTGTCCGCCAGCACCTTGAACGACCGCTGCGTCGCCGCCCCCACGTTGTAGTCGAACCCCTTGTCGATCCCCACCGGGGCGCCGGTCGCAGGGTCCAGGGGGGAGGGGGGCGCCGTGTCGGGACCGCTCTTCCCCATCCGCTTCAGGTCGCGGGGGCCGGCGCTGAGCACCTTGCACCGGCACCCCCAGCCGTTTTGCGGGTAGTGGGTCTGCCACCACGGATCATCGGCCGGCAGCACCGTGCCGTGCCACGCGAGGTGGTGGGGCCGGGGACGGAGGCTGTCGCCGTGGCGGTATTCGAGATACGGGTAGATCTTCAGGAGGTCGGGGTCGGTCAGCTGCTTCCAGCGGCCGGCGTTGTAGCTCTGCCGCACGTTGGTGGTGTAGATTACCTCGCTGCGCCAGTTGCGGCCGCCCTTGTAGCTCCAGCCGTGCTTTTTCACGATGGTATCGAAGTCCTTGCGGAACTCCCGCAGCGGTATCCCGTCCTTGATGGCCCGCTCCACCGCGGCGCGAAAATCGGCCAACAGCTCCGCCTTCATGGCGCCGGCGATCATGAACCCCCTGGCGTGCTGCTCCCGCCATAAAGCATCCCACCGCTCCGTGGGGATGTTGAGCTTCCCCCGGAAGAACGCGAGCTGCTCCTTGAACGGTTTTTTCAACTGGGCTTCAATGGCCATGGAAAACCTCGGGACCGGAGACCGGGGACCAGGGACCGGAAATGTCAAAGGCTGTCACTCGGGCCATCATATCCCCGCCTCGTCTTTCGCTTCGGCCATCCCGGCCAGCTCCGCCGCGGCCAGGGCAAAGGCCATGAGCGCCCCCAGCTCTGCCGCCGGCAGCCCGTCAAAGGCTTCGGCCACGGCGTCCCGCAGCTCCTCAAGGCTTGCGGCCTCCTTCGTCAGTTGCCGCAGTCGGTCAAGCCACGGATCGGTGGCGGTCATGGCCTCGGTCCCCAGCCGCTCGGCGATCATGTCGGCAGGATCAGAGGCCGAAATGGCCCCCTCGGCAAAATCGTTCGCCTTTCCCGATCCCTGGTCCCCGGTCCCTGGTCCCAGTTCCTCCAGATCATCCTCCTCCAGGTTGTAGGTACGCAGGAAATAGGCCCGGGACAGCTTGAGGCCGCTGGTCAGCAGGGCGGCGGTGAGCTTCTCGTCCCGCTGGGCCTGGGGGAGGTCCACGTCCTCCTCCTCCCAGAGGCTGAACTCCGGCAGCTCCCCGGTCCCCCAGTTCAGCTCGAAGATCCAGCGGATCAGCTGGTTCATGGTGGTGCAGACGAGCTTCTTGTCGGCGTCCTTCAGGTCGTTGCGCACATCCCGGGCGGCGTCCTCCCCCCCCAGTTTGCCGCTGGTGGATTGCCCCGCCCCGGCGTGCCCCAGCATCACCGTGGTGATGGCAGTGTTGGCCTCGGCGATGATGTCCCGGAAGAGGGCGCTCGATGCCCCCTTGCCGGCCACATCCTTGAGCTCCACGGAACTGTCGTCGGGGATCACGGCGATGGCGTCCTGGATCATTTGCTCCAGCATCCCGGAGAGATCGTCCATTTCCTGCTTCGTGGCACCTCGCCGGATCTTCCCCACGGCAAAGGCCTGGCCGTACCGCTCGGCGAAGGTGATCCAGAACCGCCAGCCCCCCTTCTTGAAGGTGACGGGCCAGAAACACATGGAGAGGAGCCCCTGGCCGTAGGGGTTGGCATAGCTCGCCTCGGAGGTGGGGCAGAGGAAGGAGCGGGGGGGGAGCTCCTCGCCGGCCGGGCCGCTGTCGCGGGAGCGGAAGCGCAGGGTGTTGTCCGGGCCGAACAGGAACCACTCCTGGGGTTTTCCCACCACGTCGCGGGGGAGGATGAGGCCGTCGCGGCGCTCCCAGAGGATCTCCAGGGGCTGGTAGCCGAACAGGCGGCACTGGAGGATCTCGCCCATGATCCGCTGCACGTCGAGCCGGTTCTGGAAGAGATCCTCAATGACCCGGGCCTGGCGTGATTTCACTGTGCCTTTCTTCCCCCGGTCGATCTCCCATTCGAGGGAGAGCGTCGCCCCTTTGCGGTTGCTCCAGGAGCCGCTGACGCGGTCATCCACCAGGAGCTCCTTGTAGACGGTGATGTCCTTGCCCTGTTTCTTCAGCACCGGGTCGGGGTTAGGGAGCGAGAGCCCCAGGCAGAGGTAGTCCAGGGACCGGGACCGGGGGGCTATTTCGTCGGCCAGTGATTTCGGAGTTCGTGCCATGGGTTCCTCTTTGTTGCGCTTCGCTACGTTCGATCGCTTCGCTACGTTCGATCGCTTCGCTACGTTCGATCGCTTCGCTACGTTCGATCGCGTTGCTCGTTCGATCGCGTTGCTCGTTCGATCGCGTTGCTCGTTCGATCGCTTCGCTACGTTCGATCGCTGCGCTACGTTCGTTGTTACGATTCGAACGTTTCGAACGCGGCGTTAGCCGCAACGAACATCTAATACCGTGCCAGCATCGATGCCGCGGCCCGGGTGCCACGGCTCGCCACCAGCACCGGGCCGGCGGCATGGTCCGCGGCATGGATGGCCAGCATGTGGGCCCAGAATTCGTCGGCGTGGCCCACCTCGGAGCGATCGGCGTCGAACCGGGGGTTGCCGGCTACGGTGGTCACCTTGCGCACGGCGTGGTGAGACTCCCGGATGGCCCGATCAGCCGGGATCCGCAGCAGCCGGTCCTCGAACTTCTGTTTGCCCGCCGTGGCCAGGGTCTGCTTTACCGCCGCGCTGAACAGTACCCCTTCCACCCGGGTGGAGCCGTAGAGCCGCTGGGCGTCCTCGACCATCTTCTCTCCCATGCCGGTCTGGTCCATGCAGAGGCGCAGGACGTTGTACCGGCCCATGATCCGGGCCAGCTCCCGGTCCTGTGCCGCGAAGCTGGCCCCCTTCATCCGCACCACCTCCCGGGTCCAGAGGGTATCGGCCACCTGCTCCACCACCCAGATGACCGTGAGGTCGCGGCGGCGGCCGATGTCCATCCCCGCGTAGCAGGGACCGCCGGTGTAGGCCGCGGGGTCCCCCGCCCGGTCATGCTCGCAGCCGGTGATCAGCTCCCAGGTGAGCCAGGCCGTGGCCTCGTCGATGGGGTTGCACAGGTACTCCTGCTGGAAAGTCTCCTCGTCGCCGGCGATGTCCCGGCACTCCTGGACGAAGGCCTCCCGCTCGGCGGGGGTCAGCGCCCGGCCCCGGATCCTGTCCGCCAGCCCCTGGGCCACCGCGTCGACGATTGTCGTGGTGTGGAGGCTCCACCCGTTCCCCTTGCGGGCATCCTCCACCATGCGGTAGTAGCGGTTCCCCTTGCCGTTGTAGGTGGAGAGCACCCGCACCGGGTATCCCCAGGTGATGACCGGGGCGGCAGCCCGCCAGAGCTCCTCGGGCTGCCGGTGGAAGGCGAACTCGTCGAGGACCAGCTTTCCCCCCTTGGAGCGGAACGCCTTGGGGTTGGAGGAGAGGGCGTTGATCCGCTTCCCCGTGGCAAAGGCGATGGTGTAGGCCTTGATCTCCTGGTCGGAGTCGATGATCGTCTCTCCCAGGTACTCGCCGGCCAGCCGCAACAGCCTCGCCCACCGGGAGCAGTACTGGATGTATTCGTAGGCCGCCGACTGGTCGGCGGAGGAAAACCAGACATCCATGGGGCCGTCCTGCCGGGCGGCGTCGCGCACATCCTCGTAGCTCTGCACGTAGGTCATGCCGATCCGGCGGCTCTTTTCCTTGATCTTCATGCGCGACTCGTCCAGGAGCCAGCGCACCTGATAGGGGAGGAACCACTTGGACGCGGGGGCGGCGGTCGTCATCTAAGTATCCCCAGGAGCTCTTCCTCAATGAGCTTCAGGAACTCGGCGCTGGCGCCGGCCTTGGTGGCGATGGTCTTCACGTTCTCCGCCGCGGCCTTCACCCGCTTTTCCAGATCCAGCTTGTACCGCTCCCGCTGCACGCTGGAGGACTGGATTTTGCCGATCTCGCCGAGGATCTTCGGCACGTCGGCCACCTGGAGGGTTCCCTTGGTGAGGGCCTCCATGGTCTGCTGGAGCGCCAGATTGGCCACCGCCTCTTCGAGGGCGAGCCCTTCCCCCACCTCCCCCTTCATGCTCCGGGCCTGGTCGATGGCGATCCTGAGCCGCTGGTAGCTCTCCAGATACTCCTTGCCGTAGCGGCCGATGGACGAGCGGGAGAGGTCGTACCCCTTGGCGGCGAGGAAGTCCCGGATCTCGTCGTAGGTGACGCCCGGCTCCAGCAGCAGCCGGTCCACCTCCTGGCGCAGCTCCGGGGGCAGGTCGGTCAGCACCCGGCTGTGACGGCGGACGGTGCTCACTGCCCCAGCTCCCGTTCGATGGTCCGGATCTGCTCCAGCACCTCCGTCAGGGCCTCCTGATCCTTGATGGCGTGGTCCAGGTGGAGTCGGGCGGTTTCCAGCCGGATCTCCACCAGGGGGGTAACGGCACTGGCGGCGAGCAGCTCCCGGGCCGCCCTGATGCTGGCGTCGGCGGACAGGGTCAGCTCGATCCGCCGCTGTTTGAGTCGGCTCAACTGTTCTTTTAACTGGAGTACAACCGTCATTGCATGCTCCTTTAACCGTGGGGGTGCTGGGGCTTGGTCTCGCGCCGCACCATGGGGCAATACAGGTTATTTTCCGCCACTTCCTTTACCGTGGTCAGGGTCTGCGTGGTGTGGATGATCAGGTCCTGCTGCCCGTCCACGATTTTTTTATACCCGGCTACCAGATCGCGGTAATCCTCCACCAGCTGGACATTGTCCTGGTACATCCGGACCACCCCCTGGAAGCGCCGGTTCTGCTCCCACGAGAAGAGCACCAGTACCCCCCAGGGACCCAGGATGATCAGGGAGATCAGCGCCCCCAGGGGGAGCGCCCCGAGGGTCTTGATGATGTCGGCCACCGATTTCAGGGCGGAGAGCTGGTCGGGGGTCACGGGGCCTCCAGTCGTCGTTCGTAGTGGGTCTGGCATCCGACGCACCGGGTGCAGCCGGGGACCGCCTCGCGGCGCCGGGCCGGTATGGGGCGCTCGCAGTCGATGCAGATGAGAGCCGAGTCGGCCACGGTGTACGCGGGGCGCCGCAGGTGGGCCGCCAGGGCATCGTCCAGGTGCTGCTCGTTGATGGTCTGGGCGCGGTCGATCTCATCGGCCATGGGCTACCACCGGTATTCGAGGGACGCCTGGGCCTTGGCCTCGGCGGCGGTGTTGACTTCGGCGTAGGCCCCCAGATGGAGGTTGCCGATCCGCAGGACGTTTACCCGGCCGTAGAGGGTCCCCTCCTTGCGCAGGTCGCTGGTGATGCCGTAGCGCAGCCCCACGGCGCCGTCACCCTCAAACTGCACCAGGGGGGGCGGGATCTCTTTGACCACGATCTCGCCGGCGCCGGTGGCGGTATCGATGATGGCCACGGCGCTGGCCCCGCCCCGGCTGGCGGGGATGCGGGCGTTGGCGATGGCCTGGCGCCCCTCGGGGGCCAGTTCCGGCGCCAGGGCTGGGAGCTTCTTGAGCAGCTTTGTCTTGTCGTAGGCCTGGACCGTCTTGACCGCGACCGCCGCCTTGGGCACGTCGGCCACCTGGCGCTCGGGGACCGCGGCGGTGTAGGTGGCGGGCGAGAGCGGGGCCGGGCGGGTGTACCAGCCATGGAGCCAGGCGGCCGCGATCACTGTGGCAATCACCACGGCCACGGCCAGGAGCACCAGCCGCCAGCGGACGGCGGCGAGGCTACTCTTGAGGCTTGGCAGCAT